TAGCAACCTATACACCCATGTCAATACCCCTATGCAAAAAAAGTTTAGACCGCTATAGTGCCGTCCATGGACATCCAGAAGTTGTTAAAGCGGTACGGCAGCCAATCGGCAATGGCCGATGCGTTTGGCGTAACCAAGGGCGCTGTAAGCCAATGGGTTAAGGCAGGGGCGATCCCTGCGGCCCGGGTCTGGCAGTACAAGGCAGGGCTGGTAAAGCCCCAGAAGGGCCGCTAATGCGCGTATTACCGATTAAGAACGAGGAAACGCACGATTGGTTATTGCGTGTACATTATGCCAAGCGGATACCATGCGTGTCGTATGCGTTCGGTTTGTTTGACGGGCAGGACGTAAAGGGGATAGTAACTTACGGCAGCCCTCCCAGCCGACACCTTTGCGAAGGGATCGCTGGGCCGAAAAACGGTAATTTGGTGTTGGAACTTAACCGTCTTGTATTTGCCGAGCCTGTCAAAAACGGGCCAAGTCTCCTTGTATCTCATAGCCTTAAATTGCTTCCAAAACCGTCCATTGTGGTTAGTTTTGCTGATAGCGCCCAAGGGCATATTGGGTATGTTTATCAAGCGACAAATTTTCTTTACACGGGTTTATCCGCAAAACGGATGGATTGGAAGATTCGGGGCATGGAGGGGCTACACAGCCGCGGTGTTTCGGCGTTAGCAAAGGGCGAAGAAAAGGTAGCCGAATATTTACGGCAGCGATTTGGGGACGATTTTTATGCAGAAGAGCGGCCCCGTAAACATCGGTATATTTACATTTGCGCTGATAAAAAAGACCGAAAACGGTTGTTGAAAGAATTGCTTTACCCGATAGAGCCGTATCCGAAAGGCGACAGTAGCCGATACGACATTGCTTATACCCCAGCGACTCAAGGGCAGTTGTTTTGATCTCCACAAACGACAAACCCCCTTTCGGGGGCTTGACGCTGCCGGGGGAATGGCATTACGCTTGTTTTGCGAACTGGCGTACGAGTAGTTTAGTCCTGTTAATGGACTTGTCAACCTACCTATACGCCTCGGCTCATCTGGTCGGGGAAACCACGCGCAGACAGGGCTTAAATCTAGACCGGGGCAGCCAGCCTCTAGACACGCAGCGTATAGCGGGGAAGCGTGAATGGCACCGGGAAACCGGCAAATGTAGCCCGCAGCGGATGGCTCCGTCAGTCATCAATTCCGCACGATCCACGTTAGGCGTACTCCGTCTCAACCGTGCGGAATCACCATCAGTCATCAGGTCTGTATGACCTTAAAGGTGAGACATGGGAGATGAAATTCTTTATCGGAAACAGGAAACCAGTCCTAAAGACATCAACCACGAGCGTAGCGAGTTTTACGATAGACAGGCTATGGCTGGGTGGGAACAGTCGTTTAAGGAAGGGTCACTGCAACGGTTACGGTACTTGGATGCGGTGTTGTGCCGAGTGACCGACCCCGATGAGGTGGAGAGGCTGAAAGGTCGTGTGGGTGAACTCATCCGCGAAACTGACCCTGCTGCTATTCTGGGCGACCCGCACCTTGTAACGATGGTGCGTTGGTTGTTCAGTGAAAAAGGATTGGTGCGACTGCGTGAAAGGGCTAAACAAACGCACAAGGGTGTGGTGGCAGATATGGCTGATTCGCTGCATCAACGAGGCACGGGATGAGATACCGAGCGAGGCGGGACGCGAACGACGGTCTAATCGGTCAGGCGTTGACAGCCGCCGGGTTCGTCGTCCTCGACTACGCCTCAAACGGCGGCGTACCGGATCGGCTTGTGGTGCGAGACTTACCGGACGGGACACCGTGGATATGCTGGGTGGAAATCAAGGTCGTCAAGGGGAAACTACGCCCTAGCCAAGAGCGGTTTGCGGCCATTTTTGAACCCCGCGGGGAGTTTTACGTTGCGCGTGACCCCGAAGCCACGGTGCGTGAGTTGATGGAACGGTATCTAGCCGCAATCAAGCCCGAGCAGTATCGCTGAACATGAGCAGTTTCCGGTGACCCTTGTAGTGGACGATGGCCGGGTCTGGGTGCTGGGCAAGGCACTCGGGAAGGCAAGCGTAGTGCGATTCTGGCAAGTGTTGTACGGCGGTACGTTTGGCGTACTCTCGCAAAACCTCTTGGTCGCCGTACCACACCCTAAAGCGGTCGGGCAGGGCGTTGTACATTTCGGCAAGGTCAGCCCAGATGCCCCAGTCCGCCGTGATCGTGCAGCAGCCGACGAATGGATACACCTCATCCAGCGTCTTTCCCTCGTACTCCGAGTAATCCTGACCGCGCTGGCGGATGTTAAAGATGGCCTCACGGTTAAAGTCACGCCGGGTCATCGCAACGGTTCCGCGAAGCAGCGCGGCGGGGTCGATGGGGTGCCGGACGATCATGTCGGTATCCATGTACATGGCAGGTTCGGTCAGCCCGAGTTCCGCAAAGGCATTGGTGCGCCATTGCATCAGGTACTTGCGGTTGCCCTCGGTCACGAACACCCGCGATACACCCGGCACAACAGGGGTAGCCGCATCGCTGACCTGAATAATGGTCGCGTCGGGGTTGTGGGCGCGAACGGAAAACACCATCGCGGTGGGTTGGGCGATGTCCTCGCCTACGTGGAAAAATACGAACATACTGAGAATATATGCTGAACTTGAACCGAAGGCGACTCTCACGGGCTATCTGGGACACCCTTTTTGCCGACCTGCCCGACCTACCATGGCACGTGATTGAGGACTTGGAGAAGTTAGACCCTGCCCGACGCACTGGCAGCACCAACCACGCCTCCCTAATGGCCTTGTGGGCGGTTATACGCTACTTCCGGCCCAAGACCGTGGCCGAGGTCGGCACGTACATTGGCAAATCGACGTTTGTGCTGTCGCGGCTGGGCGCTGACGTCCATACCTGCGACATGACGCACGATTTCAAACTCCCGCTCGCAACCAAGATTACGCAGTACCACACAAGCAGCACCGAGATGCTTGCCAAATTAGACGGCAAGATTGACCTGCTGCACCTTGACGGGCGGCTACAAGCCGATGACCGGGAGCACTTGACGCGGCTCTGTGCCCCCGACACGATCATCACGCTTGACGACTTTGAGGGCGTTGAGAAGGGGGTATGGAACGCCATGCAGTTTGACCTGTCTAAACGCATCCTCGTATACCCGCCCGAGCGGCAGTTGACAGAGCGGTACGCGCTAGGGGATGCTACGACTGCAATAATCCTGCCCACCTTGAGGCTAACGCCGCAGTAACTGTTGACGAGGGATATATGGCTGACACCCGTAGGGAAAAACTGCAAGCCATGTTAGACGCCATGGAAGCGTCTGAAGTTGAAATGGCCAAACAACAGTTGATGGAAGTATTGCGGAAAAAGCAATCGCCCAAACAGTCTATTATCCCCGACGATATGCGGCAAGAACCGGAATACGAAGCCGCCCCAGCGACTAACGAACCGCCGCGTTCGGTAAACCTGCCTTACACGGGAGATGCCCCGCCAACCGCACAACCGTTACCGTATTCCCCTCAAAAAGACAAAAAGAAAACTCGGTTGTATCGGATGATGCAATGAGCCACAAAGACGCCGCCGAATTTGTAGGCGTATTGCTACACAGCAGCACGGCCACGCATTTTCTGCATTTGCAGACGGCTAGTTATGCCGCTCACAAAGCACTTGGGCATTACTACGAAAACATCGTGGACTTGGCCGATAAGTACGCGGAAGCCTATCAAGGCCATCACGGGATCATCCCGCTGGCCGACTACCCCGAAGGGTTTAAGGTACAGACCGATGCGGCCAAGTACGCCAATAGCCTGCTGACGTTCGTCAAGGGCATCCGCAAAGACCTGCCGAAAGACACCGATTTGCAAAACATCATCGACGAAGTGGTGGGCGAAATCGCCGCCCTGTTGTACAAGTTGGAGCGGTTCAAATGAGAAAGGCAGGGCTATACGCCAACATTCTTGCCAAACAAGAGCGCATTAAGGCGGGCAGTGGCGAGCGTATGCGTAAGCCCGGCCAACCCGGCGCACCGACAGCCAAGGCGTTCCGTGAGAGCGCCAAGACGGCCAAGAAAGAGAACAAATGACAGCCGCGTGGACTCGTAGCGAGGGCAAGAACCCCAAGGGCGGGTTGAACGCCAAAGGCCGTGCCTCGTACAAGGCCGAAACAGGAGGGACGCTGAAGCCCCCTGTGAAGTCAGGCGACAACCCACGTCGAGCCTCTTTTCTCGCCCGTATGGGCAATATGCCGGGGCCGATGGCAAAGAACGGCGAGCCGACACGCCTAGCCCTTGCGCTGAAGGCGTGGGGCGCGTCCAGCAAGGAGGACGCAAAGGCTAAGGCACGAGCCATCAGCGCGAGGAACAAGTAATGGCCGTTGACCGTCAGCGCCTTGCGGAAGCACTCGCCTACGGAGAACAGAAACGCCGGATGATGGAAACCGTGCCGACCGTGGGTAACTTACCGCCCGCCCAACCGGCTCGCCGTAGCCTACGCACCGACCTTGAGAATCTGTCCTCGGGCATCGGACAGGGCATCGTCAACCAGATGGAAGGCGTCAAAGGGCTGATCACCGACCCCGTAGGCACCGTTAAAGGCGCATACGAGGGCGTGAAGGGCATTGTGCGCGACCCGTCCGTACTTGCTGACGCATTGCGCTACACCGCCGATAAGGCCATGAGCGGCCCGTTAGGCGCAGGCGAAGTGGTAGGCGAGTTCCTGACGCCAAGCGTTAAAGGCGTGGGTAAGCGCGACATATTTATTGGCAAAAAAGCAGAAACTTGGCGGGAAAGTGCTGCAAAACAAGCCGAAGAAATGGAAACCGCTGGCATTGATCCAGAAACAATTTGGCGCGAAACGGGAACAATGCGAGGGCCAGATGGGGAGTTGCGTCAAGAAATTAGTGATTTGGACGCTCGACTAGAATTTGCAGCAATTCCAGAAGCAAAAGACGCGTTAAAGTGGGCTGACGATTGGTTGAAGGAAAACGGGTATATTTGGAAAGAGGGAATAGACGTTTTGTCTCCATCTATTCCTCCTGACGCAAAAAAAGCCGCCTTAGAGTACGGTAAATCTATGGCAGGAAAAACGGTTGAGTCTGTGCCTTTACAAAGGGTTTTTAGCCACCCAGAATTTAGTGAAGCATATCCAGATTTATACAGCGAACTAAAAATTGCGCGAGAACCCAGCACGACGGCGCGGGGGCGATTTCAGGACGATTTGGTAACAACGGGCGGCGGCGGCGTGTTTTTCAGCGGAAAAGAACCAAAACCCGAGTTGTCGACGTTGTTGCATGAACTGCAGCACGCAATTCAACAGCGCGAGGGGTTTTCTCGTGGGGGCAACCCAGACATCGCAAAGCAAGTTGTTGCGGAAAATTACGCGAAAAAATATCAACCTTTAGCCAAAGCATTGGCACAGCGTAAAAGCGCAAGCATGGCTGCCGGTGAAGCCTACCGCGCAGATTACGCTCACAAATTGCGTAAACTACAAACAAGTAGCAATTTACGCCCAAAGCAACTGCGAAACAACGCAGACTGGTACCAATATAGCGACGAAGTTAAAGACGAATTAAGTAGGCTTGGGCTTAGTTATCGAATGCCAACAAAAAAAGGCGCAGAACGCGATCGTTGGATAAATGAAGCAGTGCGTGTGATGCAAAACCTTATTGAACGCGACAAGCCAGAAATGCGTGGAGCGGCGGAGAAATTGACGGAACGTGAAGCAAAAAATCAAATCAGACGCGCTGACACGATTTATAGGAAAACACAAGCAGAGGCGTTGCAGGAAGCCAAATTGAAAGAAGAACTGAGCAAGTTTGAATCACTTACGCCGTTCGATTTGTACCAGCGGTTAGGCGGGGAAGCGGAATCAAGGTTAGTTCAATCGCGCATGGATATGCCGGTGAGCGTGAGGCGGCAAACTTTTCCGGAATATGACGTACCTCGAAAAGAAATTATTTTCCGAAAATGAACGCAGGTGCTTTTAAAAAGGGGCAGAAAGGCGGGCCGGGTAGACCCAAGGGTTTGCCCAATAAGTCCACGCAGGCGGCCAGAGAAGCCATTGCAGCGTTCGTGGACGGCAATGCAGACCGCCTCCAAGGGTGGCTAGACGAGATCGCAGCAGAGAAGGGAGCGCAGGCTGCCTTTGAGTGCTTCAGCACCCTGCTGGAATACCACGTTCCCAAACTCGCCCGCCAAGAGATCACAGGCAAGGACAACGGCCCGGTCAAGGTACAGATCGGATGGATGGCTCCCGAATAATTCTCCCCTACCGCCCGCGCAAGGCGTTCATGCGGTTCCATGAGCGCACGAAACGCTGGGCCTGCCTTGTCGCACACCGTCGCGCAGGTAAGACCGTCGCCGCCGTGAACGACATGATCCGCGCTGCTGCGATGTATCAAGGGCCGTATGGCTTGTTCGCATACGTCAGTCCGTACAGGTCGCAGGCCAAGGCAATTGCTTGGCAGTATTTTAAGGACGGCGCACACCCTATAACTCAATCGGTCAACGAGCAGGAACTGACCATAACCCTCATCAACGGCAGCCAGATACGGCTGTACGGGGCCGAAACCGCAGACAATATGCGCGGATTGGGGTTCTCGGGCGTATACATGGACGAATTCGGTGACTTTAAGCCCAGTGTATTCGGCAACGTCATACGCCCGGCGCTGTCAGACAAGCAAGGTTGGGCTGTATTTGGCGGTACACCGAAGGGCAAGAACCAGTTTTGGGAGATTTACGAGACAGCAAAGCGCCTGCCGGATGAATGGTTCCTGTTGCGCCTCCCCGCTTCATCGTCGGGGTTGTTGCCCGCTGGCGAATTAGCCGCAGCACGGGCGCAGTTGGCCGAGGATCAGTACCTACAGGAGTACGAGTGCAGTTTTGAGGCTGCGATTCTCGGCGCTTTTTACGGCAAGGAGATGCGCGAGGCTGACGACCAAGGCCGCATCACCAACGTGCCGTATGACCCCGGTATGCCCGTATAC